ATTTTTTAGCGTACAATTCTCAACAAGGTTAACAGGTAAACTAGCGGCTACTATATATAGTGTAAGTGGTTAACAAATAGCTAAATGCTTATTACTTTTGCGGAGTTAGCAAAGCTGAAAAATGTTTCTAGAGCTGCGGTTACAAAGAAAAAGAAAACAGGTTTATTAGATAGCGCAATTGTTAACCATAACGGTCGGGAGTTAGTTAACAAAGAAATGGCAATGGATTTATGGACTAAAAATAGTGTTCCAGTTCCGGCGGTAATAACAGCAATGACAAAAAAAGAATTAAAGAAACAAGTTCAGGAAATGCCAGCGGATGCAATACCTGATTTTAATATTTCAAGAGCGAAGAAAGAGTTTTATACAGCAGAATTAGCAAGGATACAGGTAATGCAACAAAAGAAAGAATTGATAAGTGCAAAGGAAGTTGAGAAAAAAAGTTTTGAAATGGCGGTTGGTATTCGTGAGGCATTTTTAACGCTACCAGATCGGGTTAGTAATTTATTTGCTAGTGAAACTGATGCGTCTGCAATTGATTCAGTTATGCGTCAAGAAATTCATAGTTGTTTAGAAAGATTTGTAGAGGCAGCATGAACCCATTCCAGAAAGGATTTATAGAGGGCATTATTCCACCCCCTCCGATGACGGTTAGCGAATGGAGTGATAAACATCGAAGGTTAAGCAGTAAGGGAAGTAGCGAGCCGGGAGTTTGGCGCACTTCTAGAACACCTTATTTAAAAGAGCCAATGGATTGTTTATCGGTGACGAATACCGATGTTCAAAGGGTTGTAATGATGTTTGGGGCGCAGACAGGCAAGACAGAAGCGGGTATTAATTTTCTTTTATATACGATTGATCATTGTCCTAGTTCTGTTCTTTGTGTAGCTGCGTCATTAGACATGGTGAAAAGAATGAGCCGTCAAAGGTTAGAGCCTGCCTTTGAAGAAACACCCGTTATTAAAGCGAAGATTGCACCGCAAAGATCAAGGGATGCAAGTAATTCAATGTTTATAAAAGAGTTCCCGAATGGAATATTGATGTTGACAGGTAGTAACAGCCCCGCCGGATTGCGTAGCGCCCCAGTTAGATATTTATTCCTTGATGAAATTGATTCATATCCTTCAGATGTTGCGACCTCTGGGGGGGCTTCAGAAGGTGACCCAGTTGAACTAGCAATTAAAAGAACATCAACCTATAGCCGTAGGAAAATATTAATGACGAGTACACCAACAACAAAAGATTTCAGCAGGGTTGAGAATGAATATTTAGCATCAGATATGCGGAAGTTTTGGGTTAAATCCCCTTGTTGTGGAAAATATCAAACGCTTGTTTGGGGTCAAATGAAATGGGAAAACCGCGATGCGTCTACGGCTAAATATGAGTGCGTACATTGCGGGGAAAGATTCGACGAAACACATAAAACCGCATTATTAAGAGAAGGGGAATGGAGGGCAGAGAAACCGATGACAAGGAAGACAGCAGGGTTTCAAATGAGTTCTTTATATAGTCCGGCGGGTTGGTTAACTTGGCCTGAATTAGTAGAAGAATTTCTAAGATCAAAAGATGACGCGCCTTTATTTAAGACCTTTGTTAATACTCGTTTAGCTGAAACATTTGACGAAAGCTATCAATCCCAATTATCAGCCGAGGCACTATTAGAACGTTGTGAAAAATATATGCCCGGAACTATCCCAGAAGATGTTTTGTTTTTGGTAATGGGTGTTGACGTTCAGGGTGGATCAGGAACAAAAGATGAGCGTATCGAGGTTAGTACGTGGGGGATAGCGCCAGAGGAACATATGTATTTAATTCAGCATGACGTTATTTATGGCGATCCAAATCAAGGGACGGTATGGGAGGGTTTAGATATATTGCTGACAAACGAATATGAACATCCAAACGGCGGCAAACTAAAAGCCGAATGTTGTGCGATTGATACAGGTGGAATGGCAACCCAATCTGTTTACAATTATTGTCGTCAACGTCAAGGGCTAGGGGTTATTGGAATCAAAGGAAGTAGCCAATCAGGAAAGCCAGCGATAGGTCGCGGTTCACGGGTTGATCTTAATTACAGGGGCAGGGCAATTAAAAAGGGTGTGATTGTTTATATGGTTGGAAGTGACACTATTAAAGATGTTTTATTTGCTCGTTTAAAGTTCAATGATAAGCTTCATTTTCACGCGCAGACAGACGAGGAATATTTCAAAGAATTTACTGGTGAAAGAAGAGTTTTAAAGAAAAACGGGAGGGGTACGGAATACGTTCAAAAGAAAAATCAAAATGTTGAGGCTCTTGATTGTGCCGTATATGCCTACGCTGCATTGAACCATTTATATCAACGCTTTCCTCGCGGTAAAATCTACGAAATATTTACTAAACGACTCTTAAAATCGGTTAAATCAGATAAAAACAACTTAAAAGACGCTAAAGTTAATACGTCTGCGAAGCGTAATTATGTTAATTCTTGGTGATGTCCTATGACGTGGGTTTCATCTTTCCCGCCTGTAGTAACAGCAGGCACAACCGTTAATTGGGAAGACGGATCGGCAACAGTTGGTTTCGATGTCGATGCAACCTCCGCTGATTGGACACTTACTTATTACCTAAGAACTAATACGGCCTCTGAAGGCGCGACAGTTGTGGGAAGTTCCTACAATCAGGGTTGGCGCTTCACCGTTGCATCCTCTGTTACGACTAACTTTGACAAGGGTGATTGGATTTGGGCGGCGGTTATTAGTAAAGGGTCGGAAAGCTATCAACTAGCAACGGGTGAATTTAAAGTTAAAGAATCTTTGGTCTATACAGGCACACCCGCCGCGCTAGATAACAGAACACAAAACGAAATTGATAGAGATAACATCAAAGCCGCGTTAAGGAAATTTAGTGATGGTGCACAAGAATATTCAGTTGGAGGGCGTACATATAAAAGGGTTGATATTGAAAAACTACATATTGAATTAAATCGGATTAATCAGGAAATATTTAGAGAGAACGACGCGGAGAAAATAAAGCAGGGATTAGGTAGCGGTAAAAGAGTTTACGTTCGCTTTGGTGCTTAACAATGGGATTTTTTAATCAAGCTATTTCAGACGTTTTTAAATCTGAACCAGAGGCAAAGGTTACGACCATGCCAAAGAAAAGGCGTAATTATCAGGGGGCAAATTCAACCCGATATAACTACGGTTGGATGGCGGCAACAACTAGCGCCGATAATGAGATCAAAGGAAGTATTAAAAAGCTAACGGCAAGGGCTAGAGAATCTTGTCGAAACAATCCTTATTGCCGTCAAGGTCAAAGAAGTTTTGCTTTAAATGTTGTGGGGCAAGGTACAAGGATGCAAGCCCAGACAAGGAAACAAAGGGGCGGCAAGTTAGATAAAAAAATAAATGATGCAATAGAAATGAAGTGGAAACAATGGGGGAGATATGATTCAGTTTCAGCTAATGGGCGTGATTGTTTTGCTGATATAGAACTAATTATTGCTAAACAATTATTTGAAGCGGGTGAAATATTCGTTCGGTTGATTAAAAAACCTTTCGGACGTTCAACTATTCCTTTGGCTTTGGAATTGCTAGAGCCTGAACAGTTAGATAGCGATTATAACGGCGGCACTAGAAGTAAAAACAATACATGGCGCTTAGGAATCGAAAGAGATGCTTTTAACCGCCCCGTCAGGTATAGCTTTTTCAAGAAACACCCTGGCGATACTCCTTTCCCTGTCCCTGTTAATACGAAACAACACATGCTAATAAATGCGGATGAAATAATACATTTGTTTGTTACTGATCGCGCTTCCCAGACAAGAGGAATTTCAATGCTTGCGCCTGCATTGGAGGCAATGCACCAATTAGATGGTTATCAACATAGCCAGTTGATCAGATCAAGAGCTAGTAGCGCGTTAATGGGTTTTATTTCTACTAATTCTGATGATGGGTTAGTCGGTGATGACGTTTACGAAAATGAACGTGTATCAGATATGGAACCCGGAAAATTTGTTTACCTAAATCCAAATGAGCGCGTTGATATTCCTAATTTAGATGCACCTAATAACGAATTTGAACCAT